GCTGTGGCTGGACGGCGATCCCAAAAAGCCAGAAATCTGGCATGCGCTCACCGACATCATCGAACGACGGCGATACAAACGCGAGGATGGCAAAACACTGGGCGTCATCTATGCCGCGCAGGATTCGGGCGGTCATCATACCAACCGCGTGTATGCCTATTCCCTGCGGCATCCGCGTCATTTATCGGTCAAAGGCTATGTGCGGTTAAAAGAGACGATCCCATTTCTCTACAGCATTTCGACACAAAAGCTGTCATCGGCAGGCAACGGCACAGGCAAAATCAAACTGCACATCATCGGCGTCAATACGGGCAAGGATATGCTTTTGGACATGATCTCCAAAACGCTCGATGGCGAGCGGTGCCTGTCATGGCCGCATGATTTCTCATGCAACTACGACGCAAACTACTTCGAGCAGCTCACATCCGAAAAGCGCACAAACACACCGCGCGGCGTCCGCTGGGAACTTCTGCCAGGACGACGAAACGAAGCATTGGACTGCCGCATTTATGCCATGTACGCCGCACACCTGTTATTGAGCCAGCGCGGCGCGATTGCATCCATCATGGAATTCGAAGGAATGGAACGACCACAGCCAACTACCGATAAGCCCTCGGCAGCTCCCCCCTCAAATCCGGTCAAAAAAACGGAACCTGCGCCGGTTGCGCCAAAACAAGAGCCGCCAAAACGGGAACACAATCACGACCAGCGCAAAACTTCATCCGGCGCAGTATCACACAAAAAATTTAAACCTCTGTAAAACCTTAGACCGTGACAAGTTCACGGTCTTTTTTGTTTGAGGTTTTAACGATGAGCGAGGATTTCACCCCACCGAAAACGCGGCGCGAATGGCTTATGAGCGAGCGCACGCGGCTCTATAAGGCATTGGATGATGCGGTGCGTGGTTATGATGATTTGGTTTCCGGGCGCATCCAGTCATATAGCCTGGGCACGCGCTCAATTACACGATACACGCCCGATTTAAAGGCTCTGAATGACTTTATTACGGCCACTCAAAACCGCATTGCCGAAATCGAAGCCATTCTGAATGGGCGTCCTGTGCGTAATACGAGCCGATATGTCTTTATCGATCCTTCAATGATTGGCCGGAGGTGGTGATATGCGCATGTCCCCACTGCAATTATCGCCATTCACCACTGGTTATGCCGCTGCGGGCGGTTCCCTGTTTAGCCAGGTTATGGCCGGATTCATCGCGAACAGCGGAACGGCCAGCGAAGACATCTCGCCGTCCCGGCGCATTCTGGTTTCACGCGCACGCATGCTCGATATCTCGTGCCCGATGGCGACGGCTGCCGTTGATCGCATGGTGCACGGCGTTTTGGGCGATGGCCTTTCATACTCTATCGGGAACAGCGATTTCTTTGAGCCCGATGAATACGCGCAGCTGTGCGGGGGCCTCAAAAAGTCGCTCAAACTCGCCTCGCTTACGCACTCGCTCGATATCCAAGACCGTCTCACGTTTGCACAGATTCAGCGCATGGCGTGTCGCAACTGGTTATTGAGCGGCGACGTTTTCTTTGTGCGCCGTCCGAATGTCGCAAACTGCGCATGGCGCATCATAGAATCGGATCGATGCATGACGCCGACCATGTTCAATACGGTATTGTCTGGCATAAAGGCACAGAATCCCGAAAACGGAAATACCATCATCGACGGCGTGGAACTTGACAGCGAGGCGCGGCCAGTCGCCTACTGGTTCCTGAATCACTACGACGATTTGGCCATCCGTCCCGAAGACTGGCAGCGCATCGAGGCTTATGACGATCTCGGTTTGCCCGTGGTTTTACACCTATTCCAGCCGCTTCGGCCAGACCAGTATCGTGGTGTGCCGCTTGTGGCAAATACCATTGAGACGCTCTATTCGACGAAGGCCTATTCGACCGCCGAACTCCAGGCGGCCATCATCGAAGCATGCCTGGCAATATTCATCGTGTCGAACACCGATCCCACGCGTAACCCATTTGGCAACGCACCATCCCTCGATCTCGATGAACCATTGGTTCCCGAAGAAGGCAAGGATGGGGCCGGAGGCAAGGATGGGGCTGGAAAAGACAACGATAAGTTTAAACTGCAGGCTAATCCAGATCCAAAGTATCCATGGTCACAAAACGACTTCGAGACTATCGGCCCAGGCGAATCCAGACGGCTCGCCGATGGCGAGGACATCCGGACGATTGATCCAAAACGACCGAACAGCGGCTATGCGTCGTTCATTTCGGCACAAAACAAAGCCATCGCTGCAGCAATCGGCATTCCGCAGCAGGTGCTTGAAGCAACATTCGAGGGCACATCCTACGCGGCAGCACGCGGGGCCGTCATCGAGGCCAGTGCAACATACAAAGTCGTTCGAGGCTTCTTTATCGAATCATTCCTCAAACCGCTATTCGAGGTGTTTGCTTACGATTTCCTCGTTCGCAACCGCATCGAGACGGAGTTCGACACGCCCACGGCCGCCAAAATCCTGAGTTGTGAAAGCGTATGGAATGCACCGAGTGCACTTTGTCTCGATCCCAAGGCAGAACTCGAATCCTGGAAACTCGCCATCGAAATGGGGCTCGTCGATGCCGATGAGGCCGCGCTGGCCGTTTATGGCCATCCGGCAAAAGACCCAAACAAACTCAATCGTGAGGTGCTCAATGAAAAGGTTTAGAATTTTCGACGATATATGGAACGACATCGCAGGCAGTTTTGCGGATTTCCTGAATAAAGTCGGCCAGGGCGAATCCATTCAGATCGATGTCATGAGCTATGGCGGAGACCTGTTCAGCGGTATCGCTATGGCCGAAATGCTCTTGGAATCGCGCAAACGCGGCATCCGTTCGACCGTCGTGATTTACGGCATCGCCGCAAGCGCTGCCGCCATTATGGCTCTCGCCGCAGACAACGTCGTCATGACCGAAGTCGGTTCGATGATGCTGCACGGCGTCTATCACGTCACATGGAGCGGCGACGTCATCACAGAGGGCGAGGATATCGATCACGCCAATGCCAGATGCATGGCCATTATCAATCGCCGCAATCCCGCATACACGCTCGATATGCTCACCGCCAAAGACAACTGGTACACGGCGCAGCAGGCCAAAGAACTCGGATTTGTCGATGAAATTCGACCGCTCGATGACTTTGCAAAAGATGCTTCGCTCAAAAATATGCTCACCCGTTTTCTAAACATGGCAGTTCATGCCGCAAAACCAATGGGAGGTTTAAAAATGGACAAAATCGCAAAGAACGATCTGGACGTCAAAGAAGTTACCGAACAGATCGAAAACCCCGAAAAGAACCCCGACATTGAGAACGACGAAATCCACGCCGAAGGCGAGGGTGATGTCGAACTCAAAACACTGATTGTCGATGGGTTTGGCGCCATTCTGGACAAACTCGACGCCATCGAGGCGCGTCTCGATGCGCCCAAGCCCGCACTCGACGAAGAAGACGGCGACGACGAAAAGAAAAAGGATGACGACATCATGGCCGCCAAAATTCGCGCCATGTACGACCGAATTGGCAAAGTCTGCAAGCCCTGCGAAAAGAAAGCTGCCGGCACCACGCCGACCAAAGATCAGGCCATGGCTGTCGAAATCGCAAAAAATGAAGCCGCCAAAAGGATCTATCCCAATCTTTACGGCAACGTTACCCGTGAGAAATAAGGAGGTGTGAAATGTCTGCTGATGTAATTTCCGTTTACGATTCCCATACTCATGTCCCCGCGCTCGTCATTGATGAGCCGGCGTCAAAGTTCCTGCAGAATCGTTATTTCCCGACCGACGAACGCGATGATACCTTCGACACGACCGATGTCGTCGTCGATTTCGCAGATGCCGATCACGGGATTTCTGCGTATGTGCTGAAAGGCTTTATCGATGCCACGCTTCCTGGTGTTGCCACGAACGTCGTCACGCCTCCGCGTATGGCCATCAAGAGCCTCGTCGATCCCAAAAACAAGCATCGCACCGAGTTCGAACGCCTCTGTCGTCAGGTCGGCGAAATCCGCCCGACTAAATCCCAGGCTTATGACGCACTCACCCGCAAGATTGCCGCGCGCCTTGCAAACCGCAATACCCGTTCGATGGAACGCCAGGTCGTTGATGTACTCGTGGACATGGCCATTCGAGGCACCATCCCGACCAGTCCCACCGATGACACGCCTGTCGATATCGAAATCCGATACTATCAGCTTAAAGAGGATGCTGAGCGTCCTGGCGTGATGGTCGGAAACGAACAGCGCGTCAAACCCGCCATTCCATGGGGCCAGGTTGGCGCAACGCCTTTCCGCGATGTCCAATCGATGACCCGCACACTCATCAAACATGGCGGCCGGGCCAAAGAACTCCTCATTGCCCCCGAAGCCTGGATTCTGCTTCAGGAAGATCCTGACTTCAAAGACAAATTCACGGCCTGCCCGCGTCAGCACGAAGGCGAACTCGGGCCAAATCGCGCCGTTGATGATGACGAACGGGGCGAGGCAGAATACATGGGATGGATCTCATTCTTCGGGCACCGTCTCGACATCATTGTCTACTCGGGCATGTACTTTGACCAGGACGAAAAAGAGTGGAAATCCTATCTTCCCAAAGATTTCGTCTGCGTACTCAGCCCGAACGTCGGCCACACGCTTTGCGGTGCAACGACTTTCGTCAATCCGACCGCGCTCCAGTACGATGATTATGACAACGGATACATCACCGTCGCTGGAAAATACGCGATGTCGAAGTTCATCGACGTGAACAACCAGACCGTAGAAATCCGCTGTGAATCGAATCCCTGTGCCGCACCGCGTGCACATTGGGGATGGGTGACCATGCTCGCCGAAAACTCCAACGAAATCAGCAACGCCACCGAGGGGCCGTTCGCCAAACTCGACCTCGTCTCGATGCTCGATTCCGCAACCTACAACAGCAACGAACTGCCCTATGTCCTCGCCAAACAGGCTGCATCCGGCAGCAAAGTCGTGCTCAATGCCTCGCTCGTAGCAGACAGCAGCAGCGAATACACCTTCGATCACTTCGAAGCTGACGGACAGACCATCACGCCCGATG